CCGGAATCGTTGCTGACCAGGATAGCTAAGGCTCCTAGCCGCGTGATCGCCTCAATTTGGGGAAAGATCCAGTTCGCGGCCACGGTTCGACTGGCTACTGGGCAGACCGCATTGCCGACGCTGTCGTGGCGTACAGTCCTCACTTCCCTTCTGACTGGGACGATGTCGATCGTTGACAATCGTTCTCAGATGATGCTTGGAGTGTATGCAATTATGGGGTTGGTGATTCCACTTATGGAGGAGACTCAGAAGTCACTCGTCGATTATTTGACTGCCGCCGGAATCAACGGCGGGTTCGCTAATCTTGACAAGGTGATGGATGAGATGCCACGCGTTGGCAGTTTCTCGTTTGCGGTCGGTGAGTTGGTTTACACGACTGCTGGGGAGCTGGCAAGCGGGCGTACTCTGGGAGAAGTGGCTCTTCGACGACTGCCGCCTTTTGGGATGCATTGCGCTATTGCGCCCCTGAACTGGACAAAGCGGGTTTGTATACACTCTGCTTGGAACGTGCTCTGTACATATATGAGTGGCGCGGCCGAGCAGCCTGCTAGTCAACAGCTCAAGGTTGATGGATCGACAAGGCCCGGGCCCCTGACTGATGAGGGGATGCCCGGTTATGTTTCCAGTATTGATGCATTGCCTGAAATGTGTAAGATTGAAGGCAAGGAGGAGGCGTTGGCCAAGCTTCGGATTAAGACTTGGCCAGAGGGAAGCCCATTGACCGCTGAACAGCTGGCGGGTTTCGATGGCAACGCGGAAAAATCCTGTGTGTTTCCAAACACTATCATTTTCAATCCAGTGATTCCCCGTATGCAAGCCGACGTGCCAACGAACATGTACGTCGCGCTGCGCACTCGTGTTTTGCATGAGCGCGATCTCTACCCTCAGATTCAGTTCTGTAGGGAGATGAAACGCGCCCTGGATGGCATGTTGGACTACAGAACCGTTATTTGGAAGGATTTCGGGGAGTGGAACTCACGCTATTCCGGTGCAGTGCAAGCACAGAATGAACGCGAGCTTAGGGATATCTTGGAGCACGGAACTGACGACGTGGTGTATGTTTGTATGCTTTTCTTGAAGAAGGAGTTGAACCATTCGTTTGACTTCATTGGAAAGTTGAAGGATCCGAGAAACATTTCACCACCGGGCGATCAGAAAGTGAAGGTGATACAGGGCCCATTCTTTTATTCTCTGTCCCAGTGCGTCAATAAGCAGTGGAACGGGGAGCACATAACATTTCCTTTTGGCGCGGGGTTCCCGGTCATTGTCCTGGTGAATTCAGGCCTTGATCCGGACTTCGCCGCTGAGTCTCAGGCTCAGCGGTTTGCGCGGTGCGCTTCGCGTGCCTACAGTATTCTCGCCGGGCGACGCGGCGCGTTTATTGCAGTGGCCGGGGACGACAATTGGATGTTGGTCAGTAACGGGAACAAGTGCGTTCTGATTTGTGCAGATGGGAACCGATGGGATGCGGGGATTCGCGATCTCGTGCTGGATGTGGAGCAGCACGTGTACCGTGAGTTTGCCGCGCAGTCGCTTTTTACCGGCACCGTACACCTTGGTAGGGCGTACGGAGGACCTGAAGAGGTGTTCAGGTTGGTGGACGAATCCACCGCCGGCAGATTCAAGTGCCAAGTCTA